ATTTATGCTCCTGTTGTAGAACGCCTTCTAAATGAGGGTGATTGGGTTTATGGTATGGCACATATAACTGGAGGAGGCATTCCTGAGAACCTTCCTAGATGCCTTCCAGAGGGAGTTAAAGCACACGTTGATTGGAATGCTTGGAGTGTTCCAGAGATCTTCTTAGAGATCCAAAGACAGGGTAATATGGATGAGTTAGAAATGAGAAGAGTATTCAATCTTGGTATTGGATATTGCGTAATTGTTCCTGCTAATCGTGTTGAGTTGACTATGGATATTATAAGATCGGAAGGAGTTAGTTGTTGGGAAATTGGTGAAGTTTACGAGGATAAGTGCTGATGACATACACATACGTTTGTACACATACTGGACCCCATGATTCTGGAACATCTATTATAAAGGATGGAAAACTTAGTCATTTTATAGAAGAAAGATTTGTTCATACAAAACATGCAGCTCCCCCAATTCACTCTTTAAATTATATTAAAGAATGTTCTGATGAAATTGATCATTTATCATTTTCTAATTTATTTTATCAACATACAGATTTTGGACAATATCAAGCATTTTTAACTGAGATATTAAAAATAAAAATACCTCAAGTGAAGGGAAGTATTCATTCAGATCATCATTATTTGCATGCAAAAACTGGATATAGCCATTCTGGATTTGATGATGCTGTAATTTTGGTTATAGATGGTGCAGGTAGTACTTGGTCTTTTGGTAAAGAAAACCTTTCTGTATTTCAAGTAAATGGTGCTGACATTATTCCAATCTATAAAAGTATTGTTGGTAATGGAGAAGATATTATTGCTGATGCACCAAATTTTGTAGATAAGAAAACTAATATAGGAGCAGGGTATGTATATACTGCTGTTACGGAGTGGTTAGGATATGATGGATTAGAATCTGGTAAAACAATGGGTCTTTCTGCATATGGAGAAGATGATGTGAATATACCAGAAATACTTTCAATTGAGCATCACGGGAATGAGAGTTGTCGTTTACGAGAAGATATGTTCAATAATGCTGATCCTGGACTAGAATATACTAAAGTAGGTAATGTAGGAAAATGTGGTGCAAAATTAAAAGTTAATGGTAAACGAGAAAATGTTGCGTATAGAGTCCAAAAAGATTTTGAGAAGTATTTAATTCATACTTGCAAAAAAGCATTATCTATGACTAAATCTAAAAATTTAGTATTAACTGGTGGATGTGCATTAAATTGTGTTGCTAATTATAAATTGCTTAAAGTATTACCTAATGATATTAATTTATTTGTTGATCCAACCTGTGATGATTCATCTGTTAGTATAGGTGGAGTATATCATGCTTGTCATCTAGATTATCCTAGTATCTCTTTTAAATTGAAAGATCTATACAAAGGAAGACAATTAGAATATGAGTATGAATTGTTGGATGGTGAAGATGAGTATGAGGCAACTTTAAAGGATATTGCTAAATTAATTTCCAATGAAAATATAGTTGCCATTGCTCAGGGAAGAAGTGAGATTGGTCCAAGAGCACTTGGAAACAGGTCTATTCTATTTGATCCTAGAGTTAAAGATGGTAAGAATATAGTGAATAGAGTGAAGAAGAGAGAATACTTTAGACCTTTTGCTGGAACAGTTCTTTTGGAACATGCTAGAGAATGGTTTGATATGGATAGGTTGGAAGAGAGTCCATTTATGTCATATGCTATTGATGTATTACCTGATAAAAGACATCTAATACCATCAATAGTTCATGTAGATGGAACATGTAGAATACAAACAGTTACTAGAGAGCAGAATAAACATTACTATGATTTGATTTCTGAGTTCTATAAATTAACTGGAGTTCCTATTCTTTTCAATACTTCATTTAATCTTGCTGGTGATACTATGGTAGATACTATTCAAGATGGTCTTAAGACTTTACGAGATAGTGAATTGAAATATATGTATCTACCAGAAACTAGTTCATTAATACACGTTCCCAATAAATAACAATTATGCCTGAACAACAAACTATTAAATTCACTATAAGCCAAGATGGCATCGTTTCTGAGGAAGTTATTGGTGTTATTGGTAATGAATGTGAAAATATAACTAAATCTATAGAAGAAAAACTTGGTAATGTTACTTACGTGGAAACGAAACCAGAATACTATCAACAAGAAGATGTCACACTTCAGCACAATCAAAACGAAAATCAAGAACAAACCTAAACTTATAGAAGCACTTCAATTACTCCAGTATGTTGTTCAAGAGGATCAAGAATTAGTTAATCCTATTGATCATCAACATGAAAAGGTAAAGGTGGATGTTTCTATAGGGAATGATATTGGATTTCGTTTAAACAAAGATGGTGTATATGAATTAGTAGCAGATATACAAACTTGGAAAGATCCAGTTCCACCCAGAAGGTTTGTTGAAAAGGTTACTCAACAATATGCAAAGGCTACGATATTGGATACGATTCAGCAAGAGGGATTTACAATTGCGGAAGAATCGACTACAATAGATAACGAGATTACAATTACTGCAACTAGATGGCAATAAAATTAACCCTCCTAAAATCAGGAGAACTTCTTATATCAGATGCAAAGGAACTAGCACCTACTGAAGATGCTTTAGAACCATATGCTTATCTTTTAAATTATCCCCATGTTGTATTAACTGGACCTAAAGAAAATGATGACGGGCAAATAGATGTAATGTTTAGACCTTGGATTCTTATATCTAAGGATAGTCAAGTTGTTGTTCCTACAGATTGGGTTGTGACAGTAGTTGAACCTATTGATAGTATTAAAAACATGTATGAAGAAAGAAGTAAATTATTCAAAGAACCAAAATTTGAGGTAAAGAAAAATGGCAATTAAATGTGTATTACTTGATGCGACTAATATTCTAATCACAGAAGTTGAAGAAGTAATGGGAGAAACTGGTGAACCAGATTGTAAGTTTATTAACCCTTATCTATTCAATTCTTTAGATAATATGAAACCTTGGTTAGAAGCTTCCAATCAGACAGAATATATGCTAAGATCAGAAGACATTCTTACTATTGCTGAACCTACGGAGGAGGTAATTAAGAGGTATAAAGAACTTACTTTATAATGCGATTTTACACAAACGTTCAGATGGTTGGAGACAACTTCTTGGTTCGTGGTTACGAAGATGGAAAACACTTTGCAACCCGTGAGAAGTTCTACCCAACCCTTTTTGTTGACTCAAAAAAGAAAACAAAATATAAAACACTTACTGGTGATCCTGTAGAAGCAATTGAACCAGGCACCGTTAGAGAAACTAGAGATTTTATAAAGAGATATAGTGAGATTGATAATTTTAATGTTTATGGTAATGAAAGATTTATCTATCAGTATATTTCTGAAAAGTATCCTGAACAGGAATTAAAGTTTGATATTGATAAGATTAAATTAGTTACTCTTGATATTGAGGTTAAGTCGGAGCAGGGATTCCCTGATGTAGAATCTTGTGCAGAAGAGATACTTCTTATATCAATACAGGATTATACAACTAAGCAGATTATAACTTGGGGTTTAGGACCTTTTAAAAATACAAAGAAAAATGTTTTATATAAGTCATTCCGAACTGAGTATGAACTTTTAAATGATTTCATAAACTGGTGGATGATTGAGTCTAATACTCCAGAAGTTATTACTGGATGGAATAGTAAGTTATATGATATTCCGTATATGTGTCGTAGGATTGAAAGAATCCTTGGTGAGAAGTTGATGAAGAGAATGTCCCCTTGGGGTCTAGTGACAGAAGATTCTACTGTTATCATGGGAAGGGAACACATTACTTATGATATTGGTGGTGTATCTCAGTTAGATTATCTTGACTTGTATAAGAAGTTTACTTACAAGGCACAGGAATCCTATCGTTTGGATTATATTGCTGGTGTAGAATTGGGACAAAAGAAACTCGATCACTCTGAGTTTGATACATTTAAAGATTTCTACACAAAGGGTTGGCAAAAGTTTGTAGAATACAATATAATTGACGTAGAACTTGTTGACCGTTTGGAAAGCAAGATGAAGTTGATTGAACTCGCACTTACTATGGCATATGAAGCCAAGGTAAATTATGAGGATGTATTCTATCAGGTTCGTATGTGGGATACTATAATCTATAACTATTTGAAGAGAAGGAATATTGTTATTCCTCCTAAGAATAGATCTGATAAAAATGACAAATACGCAGGTGCTTATGTCAAGGAACCGAAACCAGGAAAGTATGATTGGGTGGTCAGTTTTGATCTCAATAGTCTGTATCCTCACCTTATTATGCAATATAACATTTCCCCAGAGACCATCAGGGAAACTAGACATCCCAGTGCGAGCGTTGAAAGGATCTTAGAAAAGGAGTGTGAATTTGATGGAGATTATGCAGTTTGTGCGAATGGAGCTCAATACAGGAAAGATGTGCGAGGCTTCCTTCCTGAACTTAT